CATCACCGCGTAATACACCCGAACCCATTGCCTGTGAGAACTGCAAAACAGCGGCTTGTGATTGCTCGGTTGTTGGACTTGTTAGGCTAAGTGCGCGGTTAAACGTCTGCGTAAAAGCAATAGACTGGTCGGTTGTTTTGCCAAGTGACAACATCGCACTATCGAGCGAGCTAAATAATTTAACTGTTGCGGGTAAATCGGCATAAGAACTTAGGGACACCTGTGCCAGTTTTTCTTGAATATGAACCAGTCCAGCGGTACTATCGGTTAATAGCTTGATTTGCCCTTGCATGGCAGTGTAAGCATCAGCTGTTTTAATAATTGAGCCAATCGAATCAGACCCCATCTTTAAGCCAATGAAGCCTAAAAACTGTTGCTTTGTTGCTGCAAGCTGCTCAGAAATTGACTGCAAACCAGCCTTGGTTTTACCAAAGGCTTTCTCGCTGGTATCACCTGTGTTTTTTGCAGCTTGCCCAAGTGAATCAACAGCATCTTTTGCTTGATTGACTGTCCCTGCAAGCGTACCATCAGCATTGAGCGTTAATGTTAGTTTTAAGTTATCAGCCATTTTGGAGAATCCTAATGCGTATTATCAAATACTGCTTAAATGATTTAGGGGTTATTGCTAAAGCTTTTAGCTATACAATCGCTGCTTTTATTGCCTTGGTTTTATTATTAAAACTATTCGTCTAATGATTTAAAACCTGCAAATATTCATCCTCAGCAATCAAAAACCGATTCATTAAATCCGCTTTATCGCTGCCATTAAAAAAGGTATCTATCACGATATTGACTTGAGTTAAATCAAACCCGTCATAGATAATTTTTAGCTCCGCCATGCCACTTAATACCGTCTTTCGCATCAGCTTTTGGCATTTCAGAAATAGCGTAATGGCTTGCTCGTTTTCGGGAAGTAGCCAACAATCATTGTCGATAACTGTTGGCGTCGGCACATTATCAAAGTCCCAGTCGGCTAGCCCGCTGTTAATATCAGCAAGGCTAACTGCTGGCTTGTCTGTTAGGTAGCGGACGGCTTCTCTAATGTTGGCTTCTTCGCTTTTTTTTCGATAGCGTCGTTAAATGCCGTAATACAGGAACTGACTAAGTCGGTATCGTTTTTAACAGCGTTAACCAGCGCGTCGCCTGTAATAGCGTTACCAAAGTCATCGACCATATCAATGCCTTCTACGCCAACTAAAATCGCATCGATAAATTTAGTCGTTTTGTCGTTAAGGTCGGACATTTTTAACGTCTTAAAGGTTGCGGTAAAACCGCCAGAAACTAAATTGCCAGCATTGTCGTAATAGTTGACGGTTACAGGTGCTTTGAATGTGCGGTTTTGGTTAATTTTCATTGCCATGATTAAATATCCTAAGTGAAAGAAATGGTGTAGTCATTGTTGCGTGCTGTTGGCACAATCGACGCATCAATATCAAAATAAGCGAGTTCTTTATCCCAACTTAGATTTGGCGATGCCTTGATTTGCACGTTGGGTACGCTAAAGCCAATCTTTGACCCTGCAACCGTTCCCAAGTTGAAAGCGACAGCACCAAAGGTATTATTTTTGGCATTGGCAATCATGGTGGTGTATTGGGCATCGTTGGTACGGAATTTAGTTTTGACGTTACCATCACGACTAACAATCTCAACTGATTCGGAGCCGATCAGTGGGATATATTCAACATTAATACCAGGATTAATACTGAGCGTACTCATCTCGACTGCTACACCATAATAACTGAAGGTGCTGGTGGCTTTGTTTACGCCTAGTGGCGCGGTAAACGCTGCAAAACTAACGCCCGTTGGTGCTGCTACACCTGTTTGCGGGTCGTTCCATAAACCGATGAACTTAAACTTAGCCATTGGCACTTTGGCAGAATCCAAGCTAAATTCAACACTTCCACGACAACCCGTTAGCGCGTGCTGAATAATGCCGTTTCGCCAATAGATAGTCGCCGAACCGTATGCAGAATCGACAAGCGAATAAACTACCGACGTGCTCGCCGTCACTACCTTGGCATGACCTGCCGCTAATAATAGCGCGTCATAAGCAGGAGCAGTACCAGCCGTGCCACTGGTTGATAGTTCCATATCAAAGGTTACTTCTACATGCTGTCCGACGGTAATTGCACCATCAGCACCTAGCCAGCCAGTGATTGTGCTACGAATGGCTTTGTCAATAATTGGGGTAATACTGATATTGCTAACCATCATCGCATTAGCACCAGTCGGTGTTGGGTCAACACCATATGTTACCTCTGGCTTAAATAGAATAAGCTGGGATTGTGACCGTAAATATTCAGCCATTGTTTAACTCCGGTTGTGGTTGTTCTGTTGGAAGCGCTGCATCGGGTGCATCGTCTTCGATTTTGGTGAGTGCGCCCGTAATGGGGTCGCGTAGGTAAGAGCCTCCCGCACTTGGTAGCGATAACTCTTTTGGTTGTGGTGGTTGTTTAGCCATATATCCTCCATATCGGTGTTATGGCTATTTTCAGCGATGATAGATGCGAAAAAATAGGGGAAAAATTTCGCAGCTAAACAGCTCGGCGATAGTATCCTGTGTTAAATTCATCGCTCCACATAATGATGCCAGGCATTAAGTTTGCCAGTGATCCGCTGTCATGTTCGATTGGGTCTGCGCCATCGAATGGGACAAACCCAAGCAAGGCGCTCATGACCTCTTCTCGCACTGCCTGAATATCGGCATAGGCTTGCGCACCTGTCGGGTCATCCATGTCGAACACCATCATAATGAGCACACCAAAACCCGCATCGATGCGTTGAGTAATGACGTTAATGGTGCTGTTTGCCTGCGCCTGTTCGCCTGTCGGGATAACGTAGGCGCTAATGCCTTGTGGTGGTGATTCCATTGCGCTCATGAGTTTAATAGCACCGTCAACAGTGCTAATGCTTGGACAGTTTGTTTTTAATTGGGTAATGATGTTATTGATGTTCATGGTCTTGCCGTTGCGATTGCTTTCTGTGCTGCTGCTTCAAAGTTTCGTTCAAATACTTTTTTGGCTATTTCCAAGCCGACCTCGTGAAAGCTAAAGCGTTGTTTATAGGAATGCTTATTTATGAACAGTATTACTGGTGCGACTCTTGCGCCTTTTTTTCCTTTTTTTCTAATAAATGCACTGCTCTTCCGACTTGTTTTTGGTTGATAATCTCCAGCTTCACTGTAACCATATCGATAGTAAATGCCAGGAAACAAATGAGCTGTTTTTCCTTTGCCATTAGAAATAAAATACCTGTCAGAATAATCGTCGTCATATCCTTTCATTAGCAAATTAATCATTTTATTCACAGAGGATTTACTAAAGTTGCCATATCTATCTAATCTAAATCTAGATGCTGGAACTGCTTCAGTTCCATCTGGCATTCCAAGCCTTTTTAAGACTTTTTCAAACCCTTTGACGTTACGATATCCGCCTAAAATCTCTGGTGTTAGGTATTTTTCAGCTGATCTACCACCAGCACTATCATCCTTAAATCGAATCACTGCTGTCTGATTTTGTTTGTTTGCAAACTCAACCATTAGGCTATTTAGTGTCCATCTTGTTGGCCTGTCAAAAACAGACTTCATTTCATTGACAAGTCCTTCTTGAACGTCTTTCGCTGTGGAATTTATAGCAAGCGATGTGGCATAAGGAATCTGCTTTTCAAAACCGAGCAAGTACTTTTGCACAAACTCAACGCTGTTTTTTGCATCAACGATAATCATGGTTTAGCCCTTAGTGCGGCTTTTGATAACCAGTTGACACCAACTTCGACACTAATCACGTCATAACTTGTCCCATTAACACTGATTACTTCACCTGCTTTTAGCAGGTAGCTATTCGGAATCGTTGCCGAAATAGTACGAATGCGCGTGTTAAACGCGCCTTCGTGCAGGACATCAAAATCTGAGTCGAGCAATAATATGACCTGTCGTGTTTCGCCTGTCTTTGCTGTGACGACAGCTGTCTCACCAAAGTCAGAAAACAAAATATTGAGGTCATCATTAAAGTTCATTGTTAGTCACCAGAACCTTCATCACCCGACGTTTTGTTAGTCGTGTCGCCATTCTGGCTAGCAGCTAACTCACGTTCTTCTCGAGCCTTTTTTTCTGCTGCTGTTTCTTTTGCTGGCTTGTTCATTTTGTCTGCGGCATCAAGCAAGCGCTTAGAAGCGGTAAAGCAGCCTGATTTATCGTGATCGTCTTCTTTCTTGACGTAAAGTGCGCGGCTGTGATTCGCCAGAACTTTCGCAATGTCTTTTGGGACATCAATATATTCGCCTTGGGCATGAGCAACGCCACCACGGTCATCGCTGTAGTTAACAAGGCATCCATCAATAACAAGCATCTTAGGCATGTCAATTCTCCATTAATCGGTAAAAAAGTGGCTGATTGCTCAGCCACAAGCTGGGGTTGGTTATGCGGTTAATGCGTCTTTCATGACGGCGAAGCTGGCAACACGGCGTAAAGCGACATCAACATCTTGCAATGCGACGACGCGCTTAGTGCCACTGGTTGCACCTGTGTATGGGTCGAGCATAATGTCTAATCCGCCCCACATACCGATCATTAAGTCAGCCCAATTACCAAAAATAATGGCAGAACAAGCTGAGCTGCTGCCCTTAACCAAATCGCTTGGAATCGCATTGGTGACATAAGATTGATAGCCTGCCACATTGTTGATGCTGTCTGATAAGTCCCATACTGGCCTTGCAGCGGTATTGCCCATTACAGGGGTTTTGCGCAACTTGCCACGAACTTGCGAGTTGGTCAAAAAGCCTAAATTGCCCATATCCGCGTTAGCAGAATCGATGATTGTGGTCATATCAATTAAGTGGTCATAAGTTGGTGCGGCACCATTGGTACCACCAATAATCGCACCAATACCGCTTGCATTTAATACGCCTGTTGGCATGTTGCCACCTGTGCCGTTTAAGGCTGCGTTTTGAATGGCTAAGCCGATAATGGCTGCCAAGTCGGCACGCACGAATGCCTCAACGTCAATCGATGATTGCAACAATAAACGACGGCTATAATCGGTGAAAGCACCGACTGTTTTTGGTGTCATCGTGACCTGACCAACCGTTTGTTGTGATTCGGTTGGCGAACCGCTTTCATCCACCCAGTAGGATGTTGCTGTCCCTGTTTGACTTGGGATAGCAATATTGCCATTAAGCCCCGTCAAGAAGGTTGCGCCTAACTGATCCAATACCATCGCATTGCGTAGCATTTCGATGAAGCTGCCACTTAATAAGTTGGTCGAAATGGTATTGCCGCCACCAGACATCGATCCAGCGGTCAAGTCACGACGACCTGACATCATACGCATAGCAGATGAAGCTGCATCGTTACCAATGCTCATGCCACGGCTTAATACATCGACTGGGATAGTTAACGCAGCTTGACGCTCGGCACGAACATCACCACGCTGATCTTGGGCGGCGCGTGAGCACTCATACTCGAATGGTGCTAACTTGGCAGCGTTCATGGGATCAGACGCAGCAAGTAATGCACGTGTGAAGCTGTATTGGCTTACGTCGCGCTCACTCATGCCGATTTCTGGGCTTTCAGAAGCACGCATCGCAGGGTTTTTGCCGATGCTACCGAGCAATTGCGCACGGAAGTTATCGACGCTGACACCGTTATCAATGGCAGCATCGCCTAAATCTGGCTTATCGAACTGACGGGCTAATGCGCGGATTTCTTTCATGCGGGCGCGCTCTGCTTCTAATGGGTTAGTATTGCCCATTTCGATGCGTGCCGTCGCAGCGCGTGTGTCTGTTGTTGCGGGTGCCGATACTGATTGGTTTTCTGCGTCGGCTGGCTTGTTTTCGTCTTTCATGGCGTGTTCCTTTTGTTGCTCATGAGGGTTAAAACCACGACCAACGCCAACGCTGGCATCGGCTGGTACGGGGACAATAGACACCTCAAACGGAGTCCATTTGGTCATTCGGTAGGTTTCGATGTTATTGCTCTCGCCTTCTAGTCGATATTCTTCAACCGAATAGCCCACTGAGACTAAGCGACGAATGCCGTCTTTAACATCTTGAAAAATTTCTTCGCCTAAAGCCGACTTGCTAAAGCGAACCAAGGCACGACCTTTTCTGTCCGCATCGATCCAAGCACGCTCAACAACCCCGATTTGCGTGCGTGTGTCGTGACCCAACAGCAAAGCACCACCGCTGTTCAGGCGGGTTAAATCGACCGCATCAGCTGAGTGGTCGAGAATTTCCATGCCATACCAACGCTCATAAGGGGCTTCGGATGAAAAAGCAATTTCTACCGTGCGCGCTTCTTCATTAATGGCTGATCGCTCGTTCGTTAGGTTTAGCTCTCGCGATAATGGCTGTTTTAAGTCAATTTTTTGTGGCATTTTCAATCAACCTTGTGTTCAATGGTTTTATTGTCTGGCTTTAGGGGTGCGAAAAAATAGGGGAAAAATTTCGCACTAGCGTTTACCCCACTTATCCCAAGAGCGCAGCCCTAGATATGCCCACTTGCTTTGCAGTATCAGTCTGCTAGCAGCGTCGTAGTCGCGCAATGTCGAAATGGGTTAAGGCATTCATTAAGACTCCTTTTTATCTTCGTTATCGTCTTCTTGAACCGATACAACGGGAACAATCGGTCCGTATAATTTTTCTTCTGCGGCAATTTCTTGCGCGATTTCGTCTGGGTCATCGCCACGCTCTAACTGA